CTAGTTGTTTTAAATTTTGAATCAAGAACTGGTCTGACATCTGTTCTGAACTGAACACTTTCCGGACAATAAGAAGACTCACTAGTTTGAGGCTCATATCTCTTACCATCTATTTTCAACTTCATCTCAGGAGGTAAATTTTTTCTGAAATTGTAAAACATCAAATTCAAACTCAACCTTTCATTTTTACTCAATGAGCTAGAGTATTTATTTATGAAATTGAAATAATCCGTCATGTCTATATAAGAAATTCGTTTTTCTCCTATTGACAATATATTGGAAAACTTCCCATTTGCTTCATAGCGCACTCTCTTACTAAACACCTTGGAGTAGGCGGAATATGATCCAGATCTCCCCAACACCAATTCATTGTTCCAAATTTCAGCTCTAGAGCCTTCTATCAAGTTTGAGGTTAAAAGAGAATTCAACAACACAGAATCATCATCACCATCTAGTGTTGCAACATTGAATTTTTGTATTCTAAAACCAATTTTGTCCACCTTACTTGACACTATTATTCTATTCCTTACATAGTCTCTAACCGAATCTGTTGAACTACCTCCCAAACTAATTGGTAATAGGTCAGCAAGAATCTTATTAACCAGTGAAACTCTCAAATTTTTGGGAATGTATTCGACGTTGTCTCTACGTTTTCTTGTAAATCTTTTAATTGGGGCTATTGAATTAATTGTAGCTCTGTTCAAATAATCAATTATGGTTTTCATACTTTGAGAAGACTCCAATATATTCGACGCTTCGTGAAAATCATTTATTTCTATGTCGTTTATCTTGCTCAACTCAACCTTTATCTTACTTTCAAACTCATCAGACAACTTCATTATAGATGATTTATTTGTTATTGGCCCTAAAAGAGAAGCATATAGTTCTGAATTTACCTTGAACAATTTTGATTCTAATGGAGTTTGCCCAAACAAGTATCTATACCCACTACCCAAATTATCGTCGTCTTCAACTTCTCTTTGTTCATTTGAAAGAAGATAAGACAAGGGGCTTTTCACTCCCAATAGAATGCTCAAGAATTTGTCATCATCTATTGAATCCAAAAATTCCGAAATTAATCTTCTACTTTTGGACGGTTTTCTTCTTAGATCTATTATAGAACTTCTTGTCATGGAAAGGACTTGATTCTCAACGTTTTCTCCTACGAAAACCTTAGAACTTTTTTTCTTTTCACAAAACAGCATGTAATTCAGGAAAAGTCTTTCAGACATTTCATCAGTTCTGTAATTCCTTTGTTTGAAAAGAATTGGATGTGACTGGCAATACAGGAGAGGATTTATTTCTGGTATGCCAAACAGTTCAAATGGTCTATTAAACATCTCCCTTCCTCTTGTTCTGTATAACAAGATTCCTTGATACTGCAGCAAGTGCAGATGTGTGTTTAGTAGCTGAATCCATGTAGCTCCCATGATACTTCCTTCCTTTCTCAGATACTCTGATCCTTGAGTCAAGCATCTCTCTGCTGATATCACTAAGTCACTGCTGTGTGAATAATCTATGAAGCTCAGTCTGCTTTTAACATCAGGGTTGAAGTTTCCATTGAATGTTCTAAATATTGAATTGAACTCACAGACAAACTTGGAGTACACACTCTTATAATTGTTTCTTTTTATCCCATGAAAACCATTGATTTTATTGGTGATGTAATTATCAATTCTGAAGACCCTATGAGCGCCAAACTTTTCAATTTCAAAGAATTCCACGGCTCTTACTATGTCATCAGATGTGTCATGACTTTTTATGGTTTTAAATATGGCTGATCCTTCAATCTTGACTCTCAAAAGAACTGACTCAATAAGTCTCAAATTGTCAGCGGCCAATAAACTAGATGTGTTCCCCAAAACGCCCTGAAACATGCCCTCGCTCGCTTCTATGTAACCCAAACTAGAGTTACCAACCTCCGGATCCAATGAACCCATCAATTTTCTTACATTGTGAACTTTTGAACCACTGATCAAGTCACTTGTCAACTTCATTAGTCCTATTTTGATTGGAAACTTTATTACCTTTCTTGAGAAGAGTTCCAACTGTCTTCTAAGAAGGTGTCTTATGTATCTGGATTTAACTCTTGATCCTAAAACCAAATAAAGCACAAAGCTCAATTGTGAAGGACCCCAGGAAGAACAGTCAGCATTGTCAAAGTAATATTTTTCTTTTGATTTGAAATCATTGAAAAGCTTGTCAACAATCAAGTCCTTATCAACCACTTCTATTAGGTTCGTACAATCACCCTTCAAGTGCTCAATACTTCTTTGTTTTCTT